GAGACCGGCATCCTTGGCCAACGCCTTGCGACGGATCTTCAGACGACTTGTTACGTCATGCATCCACATGTTCAGCATCCGGTTGCGTCCCTTCAGGTGGGACCGAATTCCCTCTTCCACTACCGGTGATGACATCGAGAAACTCCTCGTCCATGCCCCGAAGCGATCGCCAATTGTCTTCCGCCTGTTTACCAAGGCGGAGTGCAATCACGACTAGTTCCCGCTCCCTGCCAGACTCATCCAGCGAGAGCAATCGATCGGCTTCTGCTTCCACGTCCACGTTAGGCCGAGGGACCATCCTTGGACTGGATGAGCACGCGGCTCGCGAATGCTTCCGCCGTGTCCACGGATGAGTAGACCTGTCCGAATGCCCGATCCATCATCTGCAAGAACGAGTTGTTCGAGGCCGATTGCTGCGCCAGGCGTTCGCCGGCCGCTGCCTCGAGAAGCGCCTGCAGGTCAACTGTACTAGCCATCCGTTTTCTCCTTCGGCGCTATCTTCACGCGGATCACCGCTTTGAAGTTCTCGCGCCAGTCTTCGAGTGAAAGGAGCCGATCATTCAGCCCAGGGTCAGTCGAGCCAGCCGGTCCCGATTCCCCCCGAGGACCGGGGGGGCCGGGAACCGGCGACTGTTTACTCAGTTTGGTAAGCAATGTCTCGAGATCAGTGAGTCGCTTCTGCAGCGCCTTGATCTCGCGTGTGCGATCCACGTCACCCCAACCGGGACCGAGGGCCAGCGGCCTGGCGACCTTCGACGGCGGTAGCAAAACCGTCTTGGTCGTTTTCTCGACGCCCACGAGATACGCAACAAGTTCCGCGTGCCGGCAACCATAAACCCACTCGTCGTCGATGCCGTGAGTCATCACACTGACGAGGTGGTCGCCGATGAAGATTCCACCACCGGAGTTGCCATCACGAAACTTGCCCGCTTCCACGCCGAAGACCCAGCGGTCACCGGTCAGGTTGACGAAAGAATTTCTGCTCGAATATCGAAGTTGCAATCGTTCCGGTCCCTTGCCACCGGGCCAGCCGCAGCCGCTGATCGGGCCGACAGGCAACTGCCTTGGTACAGGAACGTGATGGATCGGCTCCTCGATCTTGAACAGGGCCAGGTCACGATCCTTGTCGAGGTGCAGCCACCGGCCCTCACCGGTCGTCTCACCGTCGAACCCGGTCCACTTGAACTTCTTCTTCACCTTCGCGCAGTGGCCGGCACCGATTCCGTAACCGTCAGCAGTGATGACGGTCCCCGAGCAGCCATCGACCTGGATGCTGGCACGCAACCAGCCGGGCTCGGCGGCTACCGCTGACACCGAGAGTGCGATCATCACACCTAGAGCCAGTCGACCAACTTGAAGCCGATCGGAATAACGATGGCGAGGATCGCAGCGATGGTCCGCATCTCGGTACGCAGTTTCGTGATCTGCGTCACCAGGCTGTCCTTGCCGTTGCCACGATAGATCGTGTTGTCGATCGACGTGAGACGCTGACTGTGTGCGTCGATTGTTTTCCATAACTGTCCGTCGAAACCGTCCAGGCCCAATTCGACCTTGAGACGCTCCTCGATTCGCAACAGACGTTCTTCTGTGTCATCCATGACAAAAACCCGCACGGTCCCTGGTGAGGACTCGCGCGGGCTGGTTACCGATTCGCGATCAACTGTCGTCATTGTCCGGTTCGTCGTTCGCATTGTCAACGACGAAGGGCGGGTGGTCGATGTAGACGATGACGCGATTCATTCGCTCTAGTTTGACGGTCACGCGGAACTCACCGACACGGGTTGGCACGTTCGGTTCTGCGATCACAACGGTGCGCGGCATAAAGCATCAGACCCAGTTGAAAGTCCCGTTCGGCCCGTCATTCATTTTGATGTGAATCAACCCAGCGTTGGCCGTCCCGAAGTCGTCGAGCGGCTCGAGTCCGTGAAAGTTGCCGAAGATTTCCCCCTCGTATGACAACACCTTGTCGTCGCAATACATCTTGAAGAGTCGGCGGTTCTCGTTCCGGTCCGGGTCGAGATTACTCGGCCCTTCGACCCCGACCGCGCCGGAATCGATGTGATCCTTCAGGATCTTCCACCGGTAGTCAGACTTCGTGGAATTTTGAGTCATCAATTATCCGCCAGGGTCTGGAACAGTGTGGCCACAAGTTGCGGAAGATCGTTCAACTGCAGACTGATGAGCCACGGCTGGTTGTCGCCGCGGTGGAGTACGACTGGAGTGCGGTTCGCGGCGGAATCGTCGACCGCCCGGGCAACGACTCGCTGCACGTTGATGCGAGCGACCCGTTTGACTTCAAACGACACACCCGGCTGTCCGATGATGTCGTCCGATTCGTCGCTGCGACCGCAGAACTGCTGGCTGCGACGCATCTCCACGCCGAACAGTTCCGACCACGCCTTCGCGGCCTCGAGCTCACCGCGTTTACCCTTCGATCTGCTGTTCACCATCGTCCTCGTCCTCCTTCGGCGGGATCACGCCCATCTCGCGGGCCATGCCCACCACACCTTCCCCTCTGGTTGTGATCTGGTACGACTCGACGCCGTCGATCATCACCATCTCGACCAACCCCAGATCGAGCAGCGGGGCCAGTGCGTCGCGTGTCTCGTCCAGCGTCGGGTCGTGGTGGTTGCTGTCGCAGATGCCGTCGAGTTCCCATCCCGGCTCGCTCATCGTTCTGCCTCCTCGTCCTCTTTTGACTCGAACCAACCGCACTTCGGGCACGTCACCGGCAGGCGCAATTTATCGTAAAGATCTCCGAGTCCGCTGTGGCACCAAACACAAAATTCCATGCGGCAGATGCCCATGTAGCCAGTGATGCCGCCTTCACGCTCCAGGTCGAACTCGACGTTGCAGAGACTGCAGGTGTTCATTCCTGCTCCCTCGCGACAGCCTTCAGTGCCGCGTCGAACAAACGAAACAAACTGTCACGGTTGAATTCCGACATCTCGCACAACCGCTGCCAGCCGATCCGCACAGCCGCTTCCATGATCAACGGGTCGAGCGTCTCGACAGCATCGAGCCGGCCGTGCAGACCGTGGCGGCGAATCGACAGTCGTAGTTTCTCGAAGGCGTCGGCGCTGTTGACCTGCACCGTGACTTCCCACTCCTCGCGATCGTCGGCCCACCGTTCCTGATTGAACCAGGTCGATGGATGCGGGGTGTACTTCCGGTCGTCGCGGAACTGGCCGTTCTCGTCGATTCGGCTTCGGGAATACGCTTCGACGGCTTCGAGCAACTCGTCGAACGAGGTCTTTTTGAGTGCCTTCGATATCGCCCTGATCGCAGCAGCGCGACCCACTTTCCGCGGGTATGCGCGATAGATCGCTATCGCCTTCTCGTCCGTCATAACTGACATCCGTGCCACCTCCCTAGATCACCCCCCTGGCGCTGCAGGGGTTGGAAATACATCCAACTCTTTCTGCACGACTTCCCTTGATGCGATGGCCAGGGGGCGTCCCACACTCCATCGCGGGCAATTTGTTCGCAGTAGCTTTTGGCCTCGGCCCCGGTACTACTGCCGTGCGCTTCCCGATCTCAGTCGAATCCGGTCGGATCTCGGCGACTAACCGTGGTGCCCTGTTTGGTGGGCTATGTCTGCTTGATGATCCAGACGGTTGCGTTCCGCCCGGATCGTGTTTTGCGTTGTCTGCCAGAATCCTCGACCGCACCGTCACGCACGAGGTCCACGCGGCGAGGTCGCTGCGTACTCGGGTTGATCTCCAAAGCAACCTGGATCTCCTCGTCGGTGCAGCCGCGGTTGCCGGCGGTTGCTATGAACGACAGAACTCGCATCTTGAAGGACTGCGATCCTGATGCGATCTCTTTCGCAGCCGCTCGCGACGTTGGCGAATGTCCCTGGAACGGCGGCTTCGCCCGATCCACGATGCCATCGAGTTCAAACTTGATGTGCCGCTGGTTCAAAACGGAACCTCGTCGTCAGCCGGTGCAGGTGCAGGTGCAGGTGCTGGTGCTGGGACCGGCGCTGCCGATCCGCTGCCGACCAGACGATCGACCCGCTGTGCGATCCCGCTGTCGTTGTTCAGCTTCGCCTCTCGCGGCAACTGCACGTCGAAGTTGTCGTAGACCTTCTCGGGATTACTCGTCCCTTGGCTGTGGTTGTTCACGACCTCGATCTCCATCCCCACCGTGTTGAAATGGTTGGCCGTGTCGGGATCGAGATCCTTCCAGCGTTCGCCGTTCCAGCCGGTGGCGTGCATGATCTTCTTGCGCGAAAACGCAATCGCCTTCTCCGTCGTCAACCAGAAGTTGATGGTTCGCGGAAACGGATTGTTGATGAACTCCTCTTCGCCACCCGACAGGCCATCGGCGAAATGCGCGGTGGGCCGGATCACGAGGCCGAAGTACTCTTTCCCGTTTGTGTTGCGATCGAACCCCTGGCTCTCGATCGTCGCGCGATATTTCCCCTGCGGATATTCAGGCATTGCCGTTCCCGTTCAATTGTGTGATCAACGTGATTGCCGTGCCCGAATCGACGATTGCCAGCAGTTTTTGGCAGAGGTCGTGAGCGGCCAGGATGTCCTCGACCGGGTAGCGGTTGCTTTGCTCCTTCGCTTTCGCCCATCGAGCCTTCATGACTTTGCTCATGTGCGCTCGCGCTTCCGGCGTTCGACTGTTATGCGGCATCGGTTCTTGCTCCCTTGATTGCGGTTCTCAGATTTCCCCACGCTTCTGCGCCGGACTCGCCCATGTCGATCATCGGTGGCAAACCCAGCCGGTTCTTCGCTTCCCACGCCGGGCACCACTGCGTATGCATCACCCGCGTCTTGCCGCCCCGTCCCTTACCGTCTTCGACTTCGATGTAGTACGTCGCGAAGAGAACTGCATCGGCCCATCTCGTGAGCGCCGCGGCGGTCTTTTTGTGAAGGTCCGGCTGAAAGCGGTCGAAATCTTCGCCCTCTGGATTTTTGAACGACGCGACCTTCGTGTGTCCCAGCAGGACGACGCTCATACCTCGCTCATCTCGGAGCGCGTCCAATTTGGCCGTCAGATCGGTCCACGTTCCCAGAGCCACTTCATAACCCCGGTGGTACGCCATGAACTGGTCCCAACTTCCGCCAAACTGGGAATCCGTGACGTGCTCGTGGCAAAGCGCCTCGGCGCAAGTAGCGGTATCGATCGCCACGCCCTTATAAGGGTGGTCCTCGGTACGCAGCGCCTCGAGGTTGATCATCAGATCGAGCCACTTGGTCGCCCGGGGCAGCACCGGCAGATCGACCGGGACCGCGGACGACTGCTTCAGCAACGACCAAGTGTCTTCCTGCCCGAAGGGTTGCACGATGATGTTCGGGATGTTGCCGGCAAGTGTCGACTTGCCGATGCCAGGTGGACCCATGATCAACATGGCCGATGGTCTCGCGACGATCTCGGTCGTCACACGGTCCAACACGCTACCTTTTTTGTTCACAGTTCAGCCCTCACGGTTTCGGGGTTCAAAAGTTTTTGACGCAGGATCTTCACGTCGTCGGGCGCTTCGATTGCCAACTTGGCTTTGCACAGGCTCGACCGTGACAGAATCACTTCGATCATCCGGCCGTCAGGCAACTGCAGGTAAACCGCTTCGCCTTTTTTCACTTCGAGTGCCAGCATCGATACCTCCTCGCGTGGCGTCTAAAGGGGCGGCCCGCTCCCGGTTCCACCGGCGGCGGGGCCATCCTGGCCCGAGCGGGCCTCGTCGGTTTCGGCGACCTCGCGATAAGCGATCATCCACGGCCCGTGCTGCCGCGGTGACCTCGCCAGACCGAGATTCTCGGCATCTTTCCAAGTGATGATTTCGCGTCGGACTTGGGCCGCACACGCTTGGTAGCAGCGGTGGCACAGTCCACGGCGAAGGGGAGGCCGGTCGCACGTCAGGCAGTGCGTTACGCCTGGCTCTGTTTCGTTTGGGCCGTGTGTTTCGTTTTCCATAAGGGAAGCAATTTACTGCGCGTTACGGTTATGTCAATCAACACGACGATGGAGATCAAGAAAACGGGAAGATTGGTCGAGTTCATATGTTGTGCAGGTTGCATGTGTCTGTTACGTTGACCTGAGTAAACACATCTCAAGGAGATCAAGATGCCCGGGAAGAAGACTGATCGACGCGGGGGCGCACTGCCAAACCAACTCCGCTGGGGCACGATGACCCAGGCCGATCTCGACGAAAAAGCGACGACGCTCGAGAAGCATGCGGTCTCGCTGCGGGCCGCAAAAGATTCGATGTCGGACCTCGATGTCGACGACATCAAGTTGGATTCGGTCACGAAATTTGACCGTGCCAATGAACTGCTGATGACGTATATGGCCAAAGTCGAAATGGCGGTCATCGCGGCCAAATACGGCCAGTAGTACCAGTGCAGTACCCGTTTAGTACCACTGCAGTACCAGTGTTTTTGGTACTGGCGATCAAAGTCGATCGATTAATACGCTTCAAATACCGATAAAAGACAACTGACTGACCAGCCTATTGTCTACATTCCGCATGAAAGTGGACGCACAGTCATGGCATTGGTAACGTAACAGACACTCACACATAACCGTAACGGAGGAGATTGGCGATGAGGAAACCGACACTCGAACAGATCGCGAATGGGCAGCATCGGGTCAGATACACCGTCGCCGGGAAGAGGATGGTTGAGTACTTCGGCTCCAATCCTGCAGAAGCCGAATTGAGGTATGCCGAGTGGTGGTGCATCTACTCGCAGGCGGCGCTCGATAAGAAAGTGAACTCGGTCGTCGAGACGACAGGTTTCAACATCGCGTCTGGCCTTCCGACCGTGTCGACCGATCATCTGACACTTAGCGAGTTGTCGACGCTATACGTCGAATGGGCCAGGGATATGCACAAGGCCCGAGCGAACCCGGGTTATCACCAGCACTACATCTCGTCTCTCGTCATCGACATTCTTGGAGACCTGTACTGGTCGGAACTCGACACGGTTCAGTTCGAGAAACTGCAGAAGGCGCTGATCGACCAAGGGAAAAACCGCACGCGGGCCAACCAGATCTGCACTGACCTGATCACCTGGATGTCATGGGCGTATGCGAAAAAG